GGCCGATCGGTGGGTGTCGGCCGCAAGCACAATGCCCGCACGCTCGCCGCGCATACCGAAGCGGCCTGCACCTGCGGCAGCCCGTATTACGACGTTGGCGCGCATCTTTCCACCTGTCCCGCCTCCCTCGCTACCCAGCCCGCAACGTCGCAGGAGGGGGAGGGTTACTCGCGCGAGTGGTGCATGAATATGGCCGCGCTTGAGGGCAATGCGGAAATCAGCGCGGGGGCACTGGATCACCCGTTGCGTACCGCCACCCCGACGCCTCCCACCCTATCGGAGGACTTGCGGGAGATGCATGCCGGTTCGTTCGCGGATGAAATTGAGGCTAGCGGTAAGGCTCCGTGGCATGGAGATCAGCCGATTGAGGAAATGGCAAAAAACTGGAAGGGTCGCCAGTGGGTTCCGCTTGATGCGGCAATCTCTGCTTTGCAATTTTGGCAGCGTCGAGATTTTGAGAACGGCAATCTTGTTCACGCCATAGCGAAAATGAAAGAGGCTTTGCGGCCCCTTGCAACTTCGGTGCTGGCTGATCCTGAAACGGCATCGGGTTGGCGTGTCGGCTACAACATCACGCTTGATCATCAGCACACTGCGCACTTGGCCTACTTCGGCAAGCCGACGACGCTTGCTGAGTTGCCTGATCCCGCCCTCACCCTCGCACAGGTTCAGGCATCATGAGCGGGGCTGTCGAAGGGGTGGAAGCCCACGCGCGCGAGTTAGCGCACCGGATCATCATGGAGTTCCGCCCGAACGGTTGGCAGGCGAAGGAGGACGAACTGTACCGGCTGCTGCTCAGCCGCTTCGAGTCCCTCACCACACCCTCAGCGCGGTCCTATGCGGATGAAGACGTGGCGCGGATTATCGATCCCGGCGCGTGGATGGACCACGCCGAGTTTACGCGCAAATCAGCCGAAGAACCGGGTCGGGAGCGTGCGAACGAGTGGCTTGCAGCTGCCGAGCAGTCGGTTGCCAAGTCCCTCGCTAAGGCCGCCGCCATCCGCCTCTTGTCGCAGGGAGGGAAGGCATGACGATAGATACTGGACGCGTTCCTTCGGAACCGGGCTCTCGTGAATCGAGCCCTGACGGTCTCGACCCTTCGGGCTTCGATCCCTCGCGCTTGAGTGAGCGCAAAGCGATAACGCAGTATCTTATCGTGAGAGCAGCGCGCGCCGTGCTCAATCGGCACAGTCTGCCGTGGTGGAGTTTCCGCCAACGAGCGCTCGCCCACTGGATCGGCATTGCACACACTATCGCCGCTCAAGAGATCGAGCAGGGCCGCCATGTGCTGGAATCATCGCTTTGGATCGTTGATATTCAGCCGGGCGTGCTGTTCACCCGGGAAGCCGAACGCTGCGATAGCGATGGAAGCGGCGAAGCCGGCAAGACCGGTACGGGCTTGACCGAAGGCGACAGCGCGGACCCGAAGGGTATCGCCCAAACAGTGTCGCACCTCACAGATCAGGAAGGACATAACCAATGACGTCTTCCACGCATATCCCACGCGAATACGACGACCAGGGTATCCGCATGATGCAGACAGGGGCTGAGCGTCAATTTCCATGCGGCAGGACGGTACAGATGCACCTACGCCAAGACGTAGGCCAAGGGATTTACCCGACACCCGACGACCTTCGGGAATTACTCGGCAGGATCGATGCTGCGGAGGTGCGGCGCGATGGCTGAACCCGAACGGTGTATGATCGAGGAAGCCCACCAGATCACCGGGCTTCCCGAGCGCACCTTGCAGAGCCTGAGCGCGCAGGGTGAGATATGGGGAGCGGCCAAGCTGGGCCGACGCTGGACATATGATAGGCAAAGATTACGCGCATGGGTATCAGCAAAAGAAGCCGGAAACGAGAGCCGGATCGGCTCTATCAGCGGAACGGCATTTACTACGCGCGCCTTACCGTCGACGGCAAAGAGCAGCGACAATCCCTTAAGACTGGCGATCGAAAGGAAGCTGAGAGGCGCCTTGAGCAATGGCTAGAGGGCAGGTCGCCGTATCATGGCACCATCCGGCACACCTTTCGCGAGGCTGCTGAGCTTTGGTGGGAGGCCGGCGAGTGGAAGGACAAGACGCTCAAGTCCTACGCCAAACTGCTTGCCACGATTGATACGCAGTTCGGGGAGCTGTTTTGGGACCAGGTTGATAAGGCGCGGCTCCAGCAATTCGTCGCATGGTTGCGCTCCCCCCGGCCCCGCTTCAATCAGCCTGACCCGAAACCGGCCGGCACGTCGACTATCAACCGGTATCTGTCCGTCATTGCCGGGATCGCGGATCACGTTCGCGAGCTTCCCGGCTGGCCTGAGACGAACCCGGTTCGATCGTTGCCGGTCAAGCCACGCAAGGAGAAGAACCAGCAATATGTCCGCCCGCCTGCCGAGGATATTGAGGCGATCTTTGCGCGGATGCAGGGCACGTTTGGCGATCTAGCGCGGCTGGCATTGCTGACCGGCGCCCGCCTGGACGAGCTGGTGCAGTTAAAGGCTGCGGACGCACGTGGCGGCAAGATTCAGCTATGGAACACCAAAAGCCATTTCCGGGTGATCCCGCTGGCGGGCGAGGCGCTGGCTATCGTTCAACGCCAGCCGGCGCATCGCTCGGGTTACCTGTTCAATTCGAAGCTTGGCGAGCCGTACAAGCGGGGCACCGAGATATGGCGCGAGGTGGTGAAGCGCGCACAAATTCGGGCACAAAAGAATGGAGGGCAGATCACGACCATGCGCTTCCACGACCTGCGCCACGAATATGCGATCCGCTACCTGGAGAACGGCGGAAGCATCTATACGCTCCAGCAGCTTTTGGGGCATAGCACGATCGGGCAGACGGAGCAGTATCTACGGTTCCTTACGCCTGACAACGCCGCATCGGCAAAACGATGAACGGCACATTAAACGGCACAGTTGCAGCAGTTCGCAGTTGTGCTATGATAGCGAACGGCGCAGAAATGCGCGGGTTTGGATGGGTGGCAGAGTGGTCGATTGCAGCGGTCTTGAAAACCGCTAGCAGAGAACATCGGCGCACCCCGGAAATCGGCCAAACCCGCACAAGTCCTAGCCGAAACTGGCGTGTTCGCGAACTGTTCGCGCGGAACATCACAGCACGCTTAACGGCACAGGTGGCCCCGCCCGGGGATCAGACCGGACGGAGCCGCCATAACGCGAGGATGACGCGGAATGGCTGACGATACCCTTATCGCTTTCGGCAAAGCACAGGAAGCTATCAGCGCTATCCTGACATTAGATGGCCTCCCGCCCGATCGCCCTCGCAATATCCAGGCAGCGGCTGACGGGCGGACATACGTCTATTTCATCGCGGGCACGGACACGCCGGTTAAGATTGGCTTGAGCAAGTCCCCCCACGAACGCCTCTCAATCCTACAGACTGCGCACTGGACGAAGCTGACGATTCTTGCACTGGCCGAGGGCAGCTATGCGTTGGAGCGCGAATTCCACATCCGCTTCGCCGCAACCCGGCTTGAAGGGGAATGGTTCGAACGCAGCGCCGAGCTCGATGCGCTGATCGCCAGCATCCAGGCTGAGCACGGCATTCCCGAGCCCTACGTCCCCGCGATCAGCATGAAGAATCGCGGCCGGCTTCCCGCCCGCCTTAACCAGATGGAGCAAGCAGCATGAGGAATTACAGCGCGATCCACGCTTTCGCTGGCTTTGCTATGCTTTCTGCCCTGTCGGGTGGAGCCTCATTGCCCCGGAAAAGCCGCACGTGCCGCTACAGCAGCTTTTGCGGACCGATCCAACCGACCACACGGCAGCAGCTACGCGCGATGATGCGAGAAGCTGCCAAGCCGTTGAAGCGTAGGCCAGCATGACCCTCACCCCATACGCCCGCCTTAATCAGGAAAGAGATGCGACATGACGGTTATCCGAGACATGGCCAATGCGATGGCGAACGCGAAGATCGGCAGCGACGAGGGCGACTTTCCGCGGCTGTTCGACATGCTAGATTTCAGCGGCGAGAACAATGCGTGGCTGGTAACGTATGGCTTGGCGCGGGCTGCGCTTGAGGCTGTCCGCGACAGCTTTCCCGATCCGGTCGTCCGCAACGCTATTCAAGCCGCCCTCGACGAGCACCCCTAGCCGAATCCTCCCCGCCCTGTTCTAACGCGCCCCATATCTAAGCGCTTGTGGTGGCCAGCGGGGCGGCGCGCTACAAACACCAACCCCGCAGACCCTAGTTCGATGGTAACGCAGAGCGGGAACAGGTCTGGACACCTGTCAACCTAGCGGCACCGTCAGGGCGCAATCGTGACTATCATTGCCTTACTGGCATACCACCGCACGAATCGGGTTGCAACCGACAGGAGCGAAGCGCGAATGGCTTATGTCCAAGCGCATCCCAGACGCCGGCCATCCGTTGGTCGAACAGTTCGCAGAGCATATGTATGTTACTACCCCGGTAGAGAGGTGGCCAGAACCGTGGAAGGGCCGCAGCGACGTTTGGGAGCGCGAACCGGCTGCGCTGCGGGAGGCGTTTCGCGATCGGGCGCGGCGGTTTATGGCGGGGGATCTTAGCGTGGCGCCTTGGGCTTAGGCGAGTGGCCCGGGCCGCAGTCGTTGAGAGGCGGGTCCCGGGCAAATCGATACCCGGAGGCCAACCCGGGTAGCCTAGCAAGCTAGGACTTAGTATGCCGCGCTCTAGCTGGAGTTTCACCAGTCCGGTTCCAACTGTTTAGGGCCGGTCTTCTCGGATCTTCGCAACGTCAAAACACTAGCATTTCCGGCGAGTCGCGTCCATACTAAACGTGTCGTGGTGACGGATGGTTGAGGCGCGAGCCAATAAGCCCTCACGCATCGCTATGTAGTAGGAGGCAGCTACGCCCAGACAGCCGTAAGGCCGACAGTCTGGCAACGTCGCAAAGCTGCTCGGGTCATTGAGCGCTCATTGATACCCGGATCGTCTACCGCGACAACTACACGCCGAACCGCTTCCCTGCCAGCCGCGCCGCCTCAGCCTCGACAGCGTCCTGGATGGCGTCAGTTACATCCTTGCGCGACAGTGACACCTTATCGGATGCTACTGCCTTTGCTACGAGCTTCACCGCGACGGGCTTGGCGGCTTTGAGGACGAAGGTGGCGATCTTTCCGAACAGGCTCATGGGTTCGTCTCCGTTACTGAGAGGGGATCGGCAGGGGTTCCGGTAGGCGTGGTCGGTTCACCCTTGGCCTTTCCGCCAGATGACGAGCCCAGCCAAAAGGCAAAGGCCGCGACGGCAAACGACTTCCATGTCCCGATCACATCGCCGGTCATGGTGGCATCGCGGAGCCACATGACGGCGTAGATGCTGAACACGGCGTATCCGAGCACGGCGATCAGGCAGGCGCCAATGACGACGCGAAGGTTCGGGATGGCGGTCACGCGGCGATCCTCGCCAGCCAGCCGTAGATGAAGGTGCGGTTAGCAGCCCTGCCCTCTGCAAGTTCCGCGTAGCGCGTACCCTGGAACGCGTTGAGCAGCGCAAGCAGCCGGGTTTCCCCTTCCTTGCCGCGCCGCGTGATGAACGCCTTAAGGGCCGCTACAGAGGCAGGCCCGACCATGCCGTCCACCGCCAACCCCGCATCCGTAACGAGGTTCAGCGCGCGTTGCAGGAACCGCCCTGCCACGGCTGGCCCCATGTTCACGCCGGTATCGACGAGCTCGGCTGCGATCGGTCCTGACACGTTTGCGATTGCCGCAAACCCTGGCTTGATGACGTACTGGCTGCGGTAGATTGCCAGTGCGGTGTCCCGCGTCATAGCCTTCATGGATCCGGTGTAGCCGTTCGCCCTCGCCGTTCCGATCGTGATGCCGTGGTTCGTCTCACCGCCTGCATCGCGCGGGTCGTTCACGTAGCCGCCCTCGTTCTTGAGGACGTCGGCTAGAATGTCATCGATCGTCATGGCTTTGCATCCCTGAGCTGGTCGAGGTTGGTGATGAGGTCGCCGAACGGATCATCCTCATGCGTTGCCCGAGCAATCATCTGGCGAGCCTGTTTGATGACGACGTTGCCTTCGTCTTTCCGCTCCAGCTCAGCGCTGACCATGCCGAACGCGGCGACAAGGTAGCTCATCTGAAGTTGCGACTTGACCCGCGCGCTCCGTTCGATCGACACTTCCTCGGCGCGCTCCTTGCGCTCGTTGACGATGTCGCTCTCAAGCCCCTCGACACGTGCCATCAGGCGGTCAATGTCGTCCTTGCGCTGGCCGATGCCCAGCACGCGCCATTTGGGCAAGAACGCGAGGATCGCCAGCGAGACGACAACGACCAGGGACCAGACGCCCTTCGCAATCGTCCCGCCGGCTTCCGTTTTAAGTGCCCCGCTGGCATCAACGGCTGCGGACACAAGGTTCTCTGGGGTCATGGCCGCAACATCCTACGGACGCGATCGATGATTGCCGGCATTGCCAGCGCGAGCAGATGGTGCGCGGCGAACAAACAGCCCGCGACGGCGAGAAAGTTCACAGATGCCCCAGGCGGTGACCACGCCGACTTGAGCCCATGCGGCCCATTTGAGGAAATAGTACCCGTAATAGAGCGCCGCAGCACTGTGCAGGTACAGCCCGCGCGCGGCGTGGCAGATCAACTCGGCTGCATAAATCGTCCCGACGCATGCCTGCCACATCGAGGGCCTGCCGAGCAGCGTCAGAATCGTGAACGCAGCGAGGTAGTCGACCGCGAAGAACCATGTCCACGGATAGCTGTCGCCGGTTTGTGTTACGACGACCGTGCACAGTGTCCAATTGGCGAGCAGGATTGCGGCCGTTCCCGTCATACGGACGTCGCGCAGGAGCGAGGTGAACGCGCACAACGCCAGCAAAGAGATGAGGAACGGCCACATAGGTTCAGCCGCCCGGGGGAGGCGGAGGGGGCGGCCCATTGTTGCCGCTGTCGCCCGGACGCTGTGCAGCCAACTGCTTGGCCACCTCCAACTTGACCAGCTCTACGATCTCTTCACGCTTCATGGGTGTTTCCGTTCATGCTGGATAGCGCCAGCGCGCATATGAGGGGCGTCACGCCGCCACAGCCGTAACGTTGAGCGCGAGGAAGCTGGTCCCCGAGCTGGGACCGCCGCCACTGACCGTGCACTCCCATGCCACCGTCACGGTCCCGGCAACCTTGTCGGCGATGCTGTCGATCCGTTCGCCCTTTTGGTAGAACCCGGTCACCGGCTTGGAAAAGGCGACCAGACGTTTGATCGAGCGCGAGATGATGCTGTAGAACTCGGGCGGTGCACCGATGTCGTTCTTCAGCAGCACGATCGCGTCGCCGCCACGCAGCATCAGCGGGTAATCGAGCGGCAGCTTGGCGCTGGGATTGAAGCGGATCACCGAACCCGGCGCGACCGTGATCGCCACCTTGCATCCAGGCGGCAACACGCTGGTGATCGTGTTCACGTCCTCGACGTTACCGGACGAGTCGCCGATATAAATCTCGGTTGAGTTGCCGAGGTCTAGTGTGCCGGCGGCGATCCCTACCTGTTGCACGATGTCGGACGGGATCGTGTGGACGTCTGGCCCGAGAGGCATGAAGATGTTCTCGGTTCCGCGCCAGGCCGCCATACCGGAACCGGGCAGGCGAATGGCAATCCGATCGACCCGCCCGGTGATACGCGCCTTACTGAAGTCGATCAAGCTGTTCGACTGCCCGAAGATGTAGCCCTGCCCGTCAGAGACAGCGAGCGCGCCGGCATTCTGGAACAGTCCGTTAACCTCGATATCGGAGCCGTTGACCGCGGTAACCGACTGCTTGATCGCCTCGAAATACGTGTTGCGCAGGGTGCACGACCGGGCATTGTCGAACAGGATAGCGCGGATCGAGGACTGGAACGTGGTGCCATCGAAGGCGACGACATAGGCGCCGTTATTGTCCCCGGACACCAGTGACCAGCCGGAGCGCATCGTCGCATCATCGTTCAGAGCGTCCGCAGCATCGCCATATTTGCCGGTGCCAGCGTTGTAGTACAGCATGCCGACCACGACGTTGACGCCAGGCGTTTCGGTGGTGCTCGGGTGGCCGTCGAACTCGTTGTTGCCGACGAAGAACACTTGGCCGTTCTGTCCGGCCATGGTGACGTTGCGGCTATACTCGGCGTTCGCGCGATAGCTGGTGAAGTCGCGAACCGTAATGAACTGGCAAGGCAGCAGCCCGCTTGTCCCGCCCCACAGCTTCAATGCTGCGCTACCGACGTTCTCCGAACGCATCCGGTCAAAAGTCAGCGACCAAGGTCCGCCATGCTGATACGCCGTAGGATCGGAAGGCGGGCGAGCGGTCCCGTCAAAGCCAATTTCTCCTTGGACGCCGTTACCCTTGAAACCGATGTCGCCCATGCTGCCGAACGTGATCGGCCCCTCCCCGAGTTGCAGGATTTCGCCTGCGTAGCCGGGAACCCAAGTGAAAAAGCTTTGCTCCTGCGCGATGCCTGTCAGCGCATAATAGGGGGGCAGCAAGGCCTTTCCGCCCATCGCGATCGGGCCGGACATAACCAGCTTGCGACGAAGTCGGGTGGCTTCGGCAATCGCGTTTCCGAACGCGACGTGCTGGCTTTCGCCGGTATCGTACCGGACCCCCAGACCTTCCGCGTTGATCGACTCCATCTGGTTGAGCCGGTCTTCCACGTTCTTCACCGTGGCGTAGATGGAGGGAAGCGTGGTCGAGACGGACGCAGCGCCTTGGCGGACCAGCGCGCCAGTTGCCAAGGGGACGGCGTCGAGCTTCACGACGTCAGTGCGGCCGGTGAAGTTGCCCGTCTGGTAAGTGAACGGGCCGTTGACAAAGCCGCCATCCGCGCCAGAAGGAGCTGCGAGGTTATAGGTTAGGCCGGTGAGCCCTGCCGCCTTCATGCCTGCTAGTGTTGAGTAGCTGTTGGCGTCGCCGCCTGCGGGACCAACGGGGCCAGCCGCCAAGCCATCGACATTGCGGATCCAGCGCCCCGCCTGCCCAGGCGATTTGTCATAGGGCCGCAACGCATCGTTTCCGTCATCTGCCAGAACCGATCCGGTGTCGTACTGAAACAGGCCCTCCAGCCCGTTGACCAGATACAGCGCGCCGCTCGGGATATAGGTGGACGGAATCGAGCGTAGATCGTTTGCCGTCTCAACCTGCGCGAGGTTCCCCGGAAACGTTATATTGACAGCGGCCATTCCCGGTTCCCTGAATAGGCATAGGTTCAGGGTATTTTAAGCGATTACCGGCTATGCTATAGGGTGTAGCGAAGTGGAGACAGCATGCGACGGGTCTTGGCTATTACGTTTTTTCTGTGCGCGCCGGCCGCTGCGCAAAATACCAATTGTCAACTCTATGGTAACAGCATGAATTGCCAGACCACGCAGCCGTCCCAGGGCATCGACTGGAACCTTGCCGCGCCCAATGACTTCGATGCCGGCGCCGCGATGCAGCAGGCACAGAACAACGTTTACCGCCGCGAGCAGGCGGAACGTTCGGAATCTCAGGAGCAACAGGCCCGCGTCACGGCGCAACATGCCGGGGCCCTAGTCGCAGCCGGCAAGTGCGACGAGGCAAGGGCTTTCGCGCTGCGTGTGGGCGATTTCCAGCTTGCTCGCGACATAATGTCGGCATGCGCTAAATGAGCAGCCCTTTGCATGCTGCTGGAGTTTCAGCCCTTAGTGTTCTGATGGTTGCCGGGCTCAAAGCATCCGTCGCCCCGGTACGTAGATCACTGGCGAAGAACATCTATCGCTGCGGGCGCGGCTATGGGCGCTGCTCGCGCGCCATATTGCAACAACTTCGCCATTTGCGGGGAAAGCCCGCTGTCCCGCGTCAGTAGAGGGATCGCACCTCGCGCCGCTGCATAGGCAGGCAACTGAGCGGCGCCGACGAGCAGTGAGGGGATGTTCGACTGCTGCCAACGTCCCGCTGTTCCGCTATCGGCGATCTCGCTTGGCAGAATGTCGGAGCCTGCATCGGCGAGGTCCTGGTTCAACGCCTCGCCACGCGAATAGCCGCGCCGTCGGGTCGTGTCGCTACTTTGCTTGACGGCTTGCGAATAACCCGCCGGACTGATGCCGGCCTTACTGTTTGCGGACGCCCTCTCGACCTGCACAAGCCCTTTCCATCCCTTGTTCACCGCTTGTAGCCTGCCAGCATAATCGGGGTTCTGACGCGCGGCGAGGTCGTGGACGGCATCACGCACCGACTGGAGGGCGTCACCTAGATCCTGCTGGTCAGCGTCAGGGCTGGACGAAAACCGGCGGATACGATCGCTGAGGCGCGTGTCGATCGACTTTAGTGCCTCACCCGTCAGGTTCGTTCCACCCTGCCAATAACGTCCTAAGGAACCGAGGATTGAGTTGAACTGATCTACGCGCGCGGGCGCCAACGTCTGAGCGTCGCCAGCGATTGACTGGAGGTTATCGAGAAACTTCGCGTCACCTGAAACACTGAGGTTCGGAAGCAGCGCGTCGTACTCAGAACTCAGCTTATCACCCGCCCATTTGACCGCTGCACGGCCGGGTTTGATGTGTGGCGGGAGGCTCGCGCCGATCGGCTCGACTGCTCTGTTGATCGTGGCCTTGGCAAAGTCGTCGAGCGACTGGTTCCGATCCGCTACAATACGGTCCCCAACGAATGGGGTGCTGATAGCACGATCTTCGCTCCGCGCTATGCGTGCTCCAAACTTACCACCAGTCGAGCGCCCGTATTGCCCCGGCGTCACCTTTACGCCGCTCTGGATCAGCGTTTTAAGGCCTTCGTCAACGACAGGATCGGCGACCTTTGATGCGCCGCGCAGCAATGCGCTGGCACCGTAACCCCCGGCCGCACCGGCAAGAGCGTCCAAGCCGACGCCTAGCAGATCATTCTTATCTGAGAGTAGCGCACCACTAGCGGCGCCTTGAACAGCGGCGCCGCCACGGAACGCGCTCAGTGGTGCAGATGCTCCCGCCTCGCCGACGAACTTGCCGATACCCCGCAGAGCGCCCATGCCCTCGGCTTGCGGTGCGATCTGCCCGACGAGGTCGTTCTGCCCCTTGCCCCACACGCTATTCAGGCCATCGCCAATCTTACCGGCGCCCACAGCCTGCCCAACTGCATTCAGCCCGCTCTGTGCCCAGTCTGCGGCATGGTCGAGAACGTTTGCGCCACCCTCAAGAACGCCACGCCCCATTTCAGCAACACCGCTGCCAATATCCGACAGTAGCGTTGCTTCGGGATCAGGCTGTGCAGGCAGCACTTGCGCGCGGTCTGGCTTCCACGCCGTAGGGTCTTTTTCGCCGGCATCAATCTTGCCGTTGATGAACGCCTCAAGGCGCTGGGCCTCTGCGTCATCATTCGCGTTGATCTCGTACTTGCTGCCATCCTTGGCGGTGATCTCGTATTTGTTGCCGGCCATTAGTTGATCCTGCGGATGGTAGGCGTGATCTGCTGGGCTCGCGGCTTTGCAGCGGGCTTGTCAGGGGTGTAGGTCCGTGCCACGCGATCGGGCGCGATGCCGTTATCCTTGGCATACCCGCGGTAGTTCTCAGCCGCCTGATTGTACGCATCGCGGTAATTTGAGTAGTTGCGATATGCCGTGCGCACCATCGACTGCCGCTGCTGAGGACTCAAGCGCGTGCCCTGCAAGGCCTTGTTATACGCGTTGCGGATGTTGTCAGGCACGCTGCCGGCATTCTGAGCTTGCGCAAATTCGCCCTCGCGGACCACCGATGACGGATCAAGGGTTTTCATGTAGGAGAAGATGAGCGCGATATCGTCCTGCGGCGTTGGGTTCTTCTTGGTGCCCAGATCCCGAAGCGTATTAAACTGTTGCCGCGCCGTTTTGAACGTCTTGACCTCAGGGAGCGCATCGAACTCCTTGCGGAAGTCGGCTTCTGCCTTGCGGTTGCTCTGAACGTTGCGGCTGGTCGCGGTCGCTGGATCGGCCGGCCCGCCCGGGATCGGCTCCAGATTGCTGCCGTTGAAGCGATACCCCGATGGTGCGTTTCCGTCCTTGGCGCGAGCCGGGCGCACATTGATTACCCCGGGCTGCTGCTGCTGGGCACCCTGCTGGCCACCCCCGAGCTGGGCTGCGTTTTTCGCGACGTAATTTCGTGTTTCGGCGGGCATAGCAGCCAACCAATTATCGCCGTTCTGCTGGATGGCCTGATCGACGCGGCCGGGGCCTGCATTGTACGCCGCCCATGCTTTCAGGGGGTCGCCATACTTCTGCACCATCGCTGCCAGATATTCGCGCCCGACACGGTTCTTCTCGCCGACACTGCCATCGCGGACAGGTGCCACACCGTAGCCTGGATCCGCCTGCGTCGATGGCATGGTCTGCATGGCGCCCTGTGCGCCTGCCCTGGACGTAACAAGCTGCCCGTTAGGCAGATAGTCGCGGTTGCCGCTCTCCGACTGAGCGGTAATGGCCGTCATAGCCGATAGAGACCCACCGCCTCCCATTTGCGGCATTGCGCCCTGCGGTGCGTAGCCCGGCTGACCGCCGTTTTGGCCTGTTCCCGGCTTCTGCAACCATGAACCGCTTTCGGCATCAAACTGCCATTCCGGCGCCTTCTGGTTCTCGTACAAAACCTGGCCAGCGCCGTTCACCAGTGCCCCGCCATCGCCAACGACGCGCGCCTCTTGCTGCTTGAGGCGAGCCGCCAGTGCCGCCTTGCCTGACTGCGACAAGGCATACGCGCCGTCGAGGCCGGCGTCGGTCCAGTCGACCCCCGCAAGCTCTTGGTCGCTAAACCCGGCCTGCTTGAGGATTGGCAACGCGATCTGCGCGCGCTGCTCGACTGGGATACCCTTTAACTGCGGGTGCAGCATGCCGATCGTGTCAAACTCGCGCGCGAGCTGCTTAAGGTGATCGTCCTGGAGCCCGCCCAGCGCGGTAGCAAAGTCGAAGTCGCCCCCTAAAGCAGCCCCCTGCCGCGCGCCTGCGATGTCACCCGCCCGTGCTTGGGCTGCATACCCCGTGCGGGCCGTATCCTGCTGCTGCTGCTGCTGGAACCCGTAGTCACGGATCTGCATCTGCTGGCGCTGCGCTTGCTGCTGGCCAATGGCTTGCAGGCTTTCAAGCGCGTCAAAGCCCCCACCTTGCGGCTGGGCAAGTCCCCACTGCACAGGCATCAGTAGATACCCCCACTACCGGCAATGCCGTACGCGTTGGGCTGACTGTAACTCGACGCGAAATTCATGCCGAGATTCGTGAGGTTCTTTAGCGCAGCCTGCTGGGCGGCACTCCCGATCAGCGATGCATTGCTGCTGGCATCAGCGCCCGTCTGCAACGCTGCGTTGTTGGACTGCGTCGTATTGGTGCTGACGCCCGCAATCGTGCCAATCGCGCTGTTGCCCGTCTGGATAAGGGTATTCAGGTTGCCGAGGTACTGTTGCTGCGATTGATCGGCGATGTTCGCGCCGCGGGTCTGGAGGGCTTTAAGGGTCGCGCCGCTATCGCCCATGCCCTTCGCATAGGCATTCGCATTGACAGACCCCAGGCCGGTGTTCAGCAGGTCTTGGTAGCCATTCGACCCGCGAAAGGTTTGGAGCGCAGCGGCACTAGTCGCAGGGTCACCACCGGTCCCGAGCAGGCCCGCATAAGTCGCACCCGCCGCGTTGCCGCGGTCGATCGTCGGCTGCTGCATGCCCTGGATCTTTGCCATGTTGGCATTGTTCGCAGCGATCTGGGCCTGGACCGTCTGCTGCTGCGTCTTCGCTGCTTTCTTGGCCCCCTTGCCGCCAGTGATCCCGCTAAGGATCGAACCGGCCGCGCCGATGCCTGCTGCTGCGATGAGAGGAACGACCATTGCGCTACATCCTGATCTCGAATATCTCGACCTCACCTTCCGCGTCGTAAATGTCGCGGGTTATAGGCATGGCCCCTAATTGTCGGTTGAACCAGCGCGCAGCGCAATTCTTAACCGGCGTAGCCCCCCACAAGATGTCCGCCAAAGGGCGCATATGCTCGACCATAGCGCGCCCGGTTTCGACCGCTCGCTTACCGCGGCACGACGTTGCGAACATTGTATGAGACTGCCACTTCCGAGGCTCTGTCTGCACGAAAACTGCGACTGCATCCTGCCCGTTCGACAAGATGACGATGTCATCCGTAGCGAACGCGGGCGTCCAATCCATTGCTCCGTCTTGATAACAAACGGCTCCGCGGACCCCGTCCGAATTGGATATGCGGTTAATGAGATCCGCATTAATTTCTCGGCGTATCATCCGCCTGGTGGCGCGGGACCGGGCTCTCCAGTCTGCAAGCCAGTCGCTGGGATGACGACGGATCCGACAACATGCCGATCACCGGTCTGCGATTGGAATGCCGCAAATCCCTCATAGGTGACAGCACCACCCAGCCGGTCAGAGTCAACATAAGAGACGTAAACCTGATCGGCAGGCAGATACCCGGATAAGCCGCCAGCATCGACTGCAACAGTCGTCCCGTCGCCATAGTAGCGCGTGTGTGCGGCGATACTGATATCACCCAACGCCGTTGCGGCAACGACGGTCCGCGGCATAATGCCGCTTGATACCAGTGCCTGCTCCCGTACCGCTTCTGCGTTTCCTGACATAGCGCTATCTGCCGCCGCCTGAGCCGCCTCGGCCGCTTCTTGCGCCGCTTGTGTCGCCGTTGTCAGCGCGACAAGTGCCGCTTGGATCGCTGGTATTTGTGCAATTTGGTTGATGGCCCTGACAACATTTGCATTGTTGTCGTTGACTAGGCGCACGAACCACGCGACCGGGTGCCCACCTTTGTCCACAATGGATTGCGACTGCTGGAGCGTCGAGGTGCGGACAAAGGGCTTTATCGCCACGATTCGTTCGCCGTCATGCCAGCAATGCGGATGCGGACCGCGGCTGAGTGGCTGATCTCTAGCGTCCGGTACGGCTGGTCAGGCTGACCAAGGCGGTAAAGCGTGCCAACATCAAAAGGAGCGCGCACGTCGATCTCTTCGTAATAGCTGGGGAAGTCATCCTGCCCGTCCTTCCAGCGCAAGCGGATCGTGGTGTCGGACGAGCAGCCGATGCCGATCGACACGCTATCGTTGCGCGGAGGCTTGCCGAGAATAGGAATCGTTGCGGTTACGGCGCATTCGAACACCGTTCCGTCATCAGTTAGCGCATCGGCATCGACGCTCCATAACCGCCCGTCGTTCGCCGACCCCGCAATGATCTCACCGGCTTCCTGGTATCCGACCGATGCGGCCCACGTGAATTCGCTCCATGCCTGCGTCGAGGCATCATAAGCGAACTTGCCCTGCCCTGGCACCGTGAGGACGTAGAAGCTGTGCCCATCGATCGCGAACACCCACGCTGAACAGGCGCCCGCCGCCTTGCGGATACGCTCGGATATGCCTGGGTCGCTGATGACCTGCGGAACCGACGATGCGCGGTAGACTTGGTAATCGTCACCAACCCATACGAGCGTATTATCGAACCGGCGAACGGTATCGCGCGCGAGGCATCCCCGCTCGAAATTGCGGCCGCTAGCTCGCTGGAACGGCGCATCGAGGTCGCCCGTTGGCTGCCACACTTCCACGTTTTGCGTGCCGAAGATCCAGAACTCATCGCCCAGCCTACGCACTGCCAGCGCCTTGTCGGGCAAGCTTTCTGCTGTCGCGAAGTTTAGCGCGTCGAGCGTGGTCTCGCCCGGGACGAGCCAGTAAAATCGCCCGTTTGGCAGTAGGATGATGGCGTACGCGTTGAGCTGGTCGACATCCTGCACGAAGCCATCAGAGGGCGCGTCATCGGGAATAGCCAATGGCGTTACCTCCGTATTGTAGAGGTACGCCCTGCCTCCACCTGCGACAACACTGATAAACGGAGTCGACACGATTGCAGCCTCGTCGCCGCCCGTGATACTGCCCTTGGACACCACGCCGGCATAGAGCGAGCCACCAGCAACCACTAAGCGCTCGCCTGTCGATGTACGATAATGCACCCCGCGGATGGTCGCGCCATAGTCATACACGCGCGTCAAGCCGGGGCGCTGGATGCGCAGCGTCTTGTCAGGGCTGATCCCGCTCAGGTCTTTCTCTAGGTATAAATTGCGCAGCACAACTTCGGGCACTAAGCCATCGCTGCGTTTGTAAGAGCCAAGCCCGAGCGGGATCACGGTCATAGTGTCAGATTGTCCTCAGAAAAATCCTCGCCGATCACTCAGGATCAGGTTCGGGCTCGGGATCCGGCTCAGGATCTGCATCCGCGCCGAAGAACGCGGCGATTGCCGCACTGAGGTTGGCGTCTTTCGGAACGACTAGGGTGCGCAACCCGTCGACCGAGGTGAGAGTGACCAGCGTCTGGTCTGCATTGTATGAGATCATGTTATGCCACCTGATATGCTAGAGTTGCTCCGCGGGGGAGGGAAGTCTCAGTATAACTTGAGGACGTCGTCAGAGTAGGAAAGCCACTAGCGTAGGTATTCGTCATACTGAGATACGTTGCAGAAGCCGAACCACCAGAGAACAGCAGCGCCAAACTTGTTATTTGCCCCAGATAGGCAAGATTGGTGATTGAAGCTGATAGGTGGCTTATGCAGGTTGCCGTCGAATTGTCGGCCTGGAATGCCACCCAATAGATGCCGGGTGCGAGGGTTAAGTTCGTCGCAAGCGTTCCGGATATTGCGAGTGCCGCGGCCGTTGTTAATCCGCCAACAGATGTCAACGGTGCACCGATAGGGCGCCCTGTTGCGGCATCGTGTGCATAGACTGCGAGCATCACATTGCCACCGGCAGAGGTGGTGACAACCCTTGTACCGAGCGCAGAGATCGTCGTCGCCTTGCGGATGACAAACGGATACAGCCACATCGACGCGCTGCCGTTCTGTGGCGTTCCTATTGCCCCCGCTTCGAGCGTAGACACCCATCGCCCCGAAACGGGATCCGGCGAAACCGGGGCAGTCGCGCTGCCACTGGCCGCGGACGTTACACGCCCTTTCGCATCAACGGTGATATTCGCGCTGGTGTAGCTGCCCGCCGTGACTCCGGTCGAACTGAGTGCCGCGGGCGCGCTGACATCGGCCGAACCGTCGAAGCTGACCGACCAGGCGAGGTCGCCAGACGCAGCGATAGCGCGAGCGGTGGCCAACTTGGTTGCCGTGCCAGCGTTGCCGCTGACGCTCGTCTGATCGCCCGTGTTAGTCCCGCTCGACGAGCCGCTGAACGTGCCGCTCTGGGTTGCGAGCGAGCCCAGACCTGCTGCGGTCCGAAGCGCTGAGGCGTCGACTGAGGTCAGCAGGCCGCGGCCATAGCTTGTCGTCGTCAGCGCGGCGATCGAGGTCAGATCCGTATCTAGCGGCTGCGCGTCGGTAATGCCGTAGCCTGACAGCGTCGTCGGTTTCCCGGTGATACTCGACCATGCGGACGACCCGCCACCCCCAGAGCCATCGGCACCGCGCGGTATTCCGAAGTTGAATATCGCCGCTGTGGGAGTTCCGCTGTTCGTTACCGTCGCACTCGAACCAGCCGAAAGCGTCGTGGTCGCGCCTATCTCGACGGTCGGCGTGGAGCCGCTGCCTCCGCCAGTCTCATCGCTGACAACCACGCGGATTGTCGAGCCCGACTGGATAACCTGCGTCGTCATGGCTCAAGCGCCAACATGTGCAGTGTTGCAGCGATCGGCGTCGGGTTGACAGAAAGCGCGCCCGTCAGAAGCGCAAGCAGCCCGCTCGATACTCTGTTGATCTGGAAGACGCACCCGGTGTTGGTAGGGGCACCCATCACCTGAACGTTGAACAGGTCGGTATTTCCTGCGGGCACCTGGACAATCGCGCTTACAATTGGGACTACACCAACCGGAAATGCAGTCGGGTAGGTCCATGCAAACGTCGTTGCAGCGGACCCCATAGTCGTGATCTGCTTGCGCGCCTTGCTAGCATGCGTGTGATCGGCGCGTGCATAGGGCGAAGCATTGCCGGGCGTGCCGCTATCAGCGACACCGGGCGGACTCGCGGTAGCAGGCTGCGGAATAGCAGCGGCAACTGCATCCATGCTCGCTTGCGTGACACCGGGGTTAAACAGACCCTCAGGCATCAGGAATACCGGTTAATAGTATAAGGCTGCGAAGCCGCGGTCGACAGCAGCGTGAGTGTACCGGCCGTGCGGTCGGTCGAGAAGGTACCACCAGGCGCGATTGGGAAGCTTCCGGCCCCGTTGACTGCGGGCGTGCCCCAAGACGCCCACAGCGTCGCAGCAGAGGGGTTGATCACTTCTTGGCGCGCCGTATTGATGAACGCCACAGCCTGCGTCCCTCCGCTTGCAGCGATCGTACCAGACAGCGCCGATGACGCTGCGTTGGCCGGCGCTGCTGAAATCGAGCGAAGCGGAGATGCAACGCCCCCGACAGCGTTCAGGTCATCATCGGCAAGATAGACCGGCATCGCATTCGACGATCGGCTCTGTTGTCCAGGCATCAGCAATATACCTCTTCCAAGATGACGCTATGTAGTTTACAAGCACAAGGATGGCGCAGACCCCCGAGCAAAACGCGTGGCGTAAGATGCATCAAAGATGCTACAATCCGTCCGAACGAGACGGCCCGCATTATCTTGGTAATAATATTACTGTCTGCAAACGCTGGCATGACATGTCTGCGTTCTTGGAGGATATGGGCCCTAAGCCGTCCAGCGGGCATTCCCTTGACCGCATCGATAACTCTAGGGGATACCATCCGGACAATTGTCGCTGGGCCACACGAAAGGAGCAGCAACGCAACACTAACAAAGTTGTTCTTTACACTGTGGACGGTATCACAGGCGGGCTTTCCGAACTCGCCGAGATGCATGGCGTGCGTCCGCAAAAGGTTTGGCTTAGAATCCACGTCAACGGGTGGTCGCACGACGACGCCTTCAAGCTTCCGTCTCAGCATAGGTGGAGCAAGGCGGCTTCTCATAAGTAATTGCCAGCTACCGCCTCGCGGCGCATCCCGAACCGTTGCGCGAGCGCGACGTTGTACCTTGTGGCCTGGCGCATCGTGCCGGGGCCGACTTCCGCGCCGAACATGTCAGCCATTTCAAGAGCGAGCAGCGCGCTCAAGCCCTCCGGGTCAGCGGCCGACCGCGGCGCCTCGTTATCCAGTTGCAGCGTGTGCGTGGCCTGCCAGCGCTTCGTGGTGCCGTCGTAGATCCACGCCGAGGTCTGTCCGCCGACCTGATCGGAAATCATTACGACTGCGCCATCGCGAGGCGGCTTCACACACCCGACAGGCTGTGATGCCTGAACGTCAACGGTGGTGATATCGCCCTCAGTAGCGATCGTGACGACTGTGCCGTAATAACCAGTCCGAGCATGACCGTAGTCGCTCGGAAACTCGTTGCTAACCAGCTCAGGCAATTCGACGGTCAATGTCGCAGGCGAAGTGCGGTAAATTCGTTCGTTGCCCGACGCTGTGTAGGTGGTGCCAGTGGGCACGACGTCCAAGACGCGTCCGAGGGTACCAGCGGCGATCCAGGAGCCGTAGAGCCCTTGGAGCGCCGCCAGCGTATCAGCTTGATCCGCCGTACGTGGTTCCCGGCCTGCGCCAAGCCGTCCGAGCTTGCGCAGAGCCGAGTTCACGATGAGGCGGCACGTCGCCATTACTTGGTGGCGTCGTCTAGCTTGGCGCGCAACGCGGGCGCCTTCGCAGTCTTCGAATACGCGACGCCCAGATTGTCGAGCAACTCGCGCAACTCGGCGACTTCCGCATCCGGCTCGGCGTTGTTGAGATCGTCTTCATCGACTGCTCCCACTTCAAACATGGGGTTGTTGCGGATCTGGTCCGCCCATGGGATGCCGTTGTAAGCCAGGTCGCCGTCGACTTTGACGGGTTCACCCTTGATGAAGCGAACGCCGCCCTCGGTGATCATCTGCGCCTCTGCCGAGCCATCGCCCAGCCACGTGGCCGTGAACGACGCACTCATGCCGGGTTCTCGATCGTGCCGTTGAGCTCGGCGGTGATCGTGCCTGTCGCGTTGGTGGTTGCCCCCGCGACCGTCAGGATAACCGTGGTAAAGCCGGCGTTGTTGAAATCGCGGCCCTTGGTATCGAGCGCCGCGGTGCTGCCTGCGGTAGCGGCCGACGTTGCCGGGAAATACCGGGTCGCGTCACCGGCATCGCCAAGAGAGATCGTCACACCCGCGCCCAGCGCATCCCACTTCATAAAGCCGTGCTTTACAAGGAAGTTGCGGTGGACGCGGAACATGCGAACCGTGTCGGCAGCGGCGAGTGCGCCGGCCGACTGCGTGCCGAGGGTGAAGGTGCCGTGCGCCCCCTGAATGGAGCGCCCGTCACCGGTCGGGCCCGATACCGGATAGACCGGGGGCGTCATCTGCAAGCTGTTGAACGTTGCCATCTGTCGGCCTCCTTATGCCTGAGCGGGAACGGCGGTGATCGAAGTCACGATGCCGTACTGCGACCCGCCGAAGCTGGTCTTTGCGATGCCGCGAAGTTCCTCGACGGCCATACCGGGACGGAAGTTGTAATCCTCCGTGCGGTCCTCCTGGACGGTCGTGCGCTGGCCGTAACCAACCGCAAGAGCCGACTGGCCGCAGAAGAAGCCCATCGCGAGGTCTGCGCCCGAACCGCCGGCACCCGTCAGAAGCAGCAGGTCGTCGATCTCGGGGATTTCCCGGATCACGACGCCCAGATACATCAGATCGCCGTCCTGAAAGAGCGGGTTGCTGTCGACGCCACCAGCCTCGCGCGGACGCGACGACGTGTTGATGTTGACGATCGTGGCATCCTGCGACAGCACCGAGAACTCGCGGCTGCCGACGAAGTACACGAACCACTCGCGGCCCGCGGTCATGTCCGACTTGTACGGGCGAATGGCAGTCGTGAACTGCGTGCCGCTGCCGACCGGGATGGTCTTGCCCGCCGTCTTGGCGATCGTCTTGAGCAGGCGGACATGCGCGGCGGACGACTGGCCCGTCGTGGTATTCACGTTGCCGAGCGACGTTGCCCAGTTCAGCGACGACGTATTCGCGCGGGCGTTGCCCATGACGATGCGGTCGCTGTTGTTCGCGAGGTAGGCATTGCGCTGGGCTGCCGTCGAGAACGAATAGAGCACCTGGCTATCGGTGCCGGGAAGGCCCTTGCTGTCGACCGTGCCGGGGACAATGACCGAGGCCATCGCGAGCAGGCTATCATCACGCAGCAGCTCCGACGACCACTGCCGAAGCTGGGTCTTCGAAGCGTTCCAGAGGTCCAGCGCCGTGCGGAACGTGGTCGACTTGGGCAGCTTGGCGCCCTGCCGGATCCAGTCCACGACGACCTTGGTATTTGCGAGGCCGATGTCGACCTCATTGCCCTTGAGGATCTCGGAACCACGAACGCCGCGGCCCTTGATGCGCTGGATCAGGGGAAAGTTGATCGTGTCACCAGCCGTTGAAACGAGCTGGTAGTCGAGGCGGATGATCGCGCTGTCTTCGGTGCCCATGTACGGCTTGAGGCCGGATTCACGGACATACTCATAGGCGAGCTTCGTCGACCACTCCTGGCGCTCAAGCGCCGATGCTACCTGAATTTCTGCCATGACTTACTTCCCAACAATGGAAGCGAGGAAGCCGTCTCGATCGCCCTGTGGGCTGACTGCGGCAGGAGCGGCGGACCGATCCGAGGCAATCGAGCGTGGGGGCGGAGCAGGCCGCGTCGCCGGTTGAACGATCGAAGGCTGGAGGGCCTCCGCGGGCGTCGCGCTCGGCAGTACGTATCCGCGCTTGGCAGCTTCCCGGGCGAAATAGTCGTCCGGGTTATCGCCAATCTCAGACAGCATCGCGTCGCGCTGGTGCTGCTGGACGATCCAGTGGATTGGCCTTGTCTTTCCCATGTATTCCGTGGCGAAGGACGGGTTCTGCTGCGCGCGGGCGGTTGCCCAGTCCACGGCTGCTTTGACCTTGTCCTCCCCGTACTTCTCGATGGCATCCTCATTCGACCGCTCAAAGCGATCCGTGACGATGGCCTGTTGTACGAGTGCCTGTTGATGGGCAGCGAAGGCCTCTGGATCATCGAAGGGGTCGATCGCGGGCGCCTGGCGCTGCTGCGCCTCAAACGCTTCCACCCGGCGCTTGTACTCCTTGGCTTCGTCGCGCCAGTTCAAGGCAGTTGCGAGCGGGATAGTCCGCTGCTCGTCCTTGGGCGCTTCGGGCGTCGGCGTCGGCTCCGGGGCGGGTTCCGGTGCTGGTTCGGCTACGGGTTCTGGCTGTGCCTCGACCTGTGGCTCTACCGGCGTTTCGACGGGCGTCTCAGATGGATCGGCAGGCGCCGCATCATCGTTGAACATTCCGTCTAGAAAGTCCGCCATATCTTCTCCTCCTCGCCTGTATCGTCGGCGACGTACGCAGCGCCCGGTTCACCGGCGGCGTGAGGGGCGATTACGAGGGCCCCCACCTCGGACACCGCTGATTAGGCATAGCGGCAGGTACTATTGTCCGAAGCGGGTGGAAGGGGTGTCAATCGTCGTATTCAGGAGCGGCCAAGTGGTTCGCCATTAACCCGTCAAGTGCCGACTTCTCTGTCTCGACGCGGGTCTGCATGGTCTTTGCGTCTGCTAGCGCTGCCTGCGAGGTTTTGTGCGCGACATCAGCCTGGACCTGTGCGCCGTCCTGCTGCTGCTTTTGTTCCAGCGCCTGTGTCAACTGCTGGACCTGCTGAGTAAGCTGCTGAACCTGGTTCTGTTGCTGCTCCTCACGCCCCTTCTTAATCAATTCGATGATGCGGGTCTTGTCGGCGATCGGTGAGGCCTCAACCATCAGCTCGAACGCGGGCGAATAGACCGCCTCAAGCCCCCCGGCCTGCCCAACCAACTGCACCAACTCCGCCCAGACCTCCTGAGCGAGCGTGGCGGTGTCCTCGACCGTATCGAGTATGATATCGACGTCCATCTCGGCTAGGCGGTTCTTTACGCCGACCTGACCAACCGCAGGGACCATCTGTACAGCAGGCTGCCCGGTCGTCGGGTCGATGACAGGCTGCCCCATCGGGTCGATCAGGGGCTGCGGCTGTATCACCATGCCCATCACCGGCTCGTTGACCTTGAGCCATTCCGGCGACTTCACATCATCGGTGATCCGGATGAACATCTCGTCTGACCAGAATTGGCGAGCACGCGCCCATATCTGCCGATAGACGCGCAACTCCCAGTTGTTCAGCCTGCCGATCGGACGCGCAAGCTCCGTCAGGCCCGCCTGCTGCGACACTAGGCGGGCGCGACCTGACTGCGAACCGGACTCTTGCCGACCGAGCACGGCCGGCGTCGGGCCCATGCGCTCGATCTCTCCCTTTGCCTCCTGATTCCGCAGCATGTTCGCCTGCGTCATGTCGCTGGTCGGAACCATGTTCCAGCCCGCAGGGAGCACGCCGTCCGCCTTCGCGGCCTCAGCCCGCGCTGTTGCGCTATCGGTCGGATCAGCGCCCGACGTGGTGTCGAACTGGACCTGGCGAGAATTCATAAGATGCAGCGAGCGCGACCGGCTTGCGTTGATCTCGTCTTGGATCGGCATCATGTCGTCGACGATGCCGTATCGGCCGTTATCAAGGTCGACGTAGCAGGACGTTGCTTCGATCGGGTTGCACGGCTGGCCCTTCTCGTCGAGATACGGCGATGGACCATATTCCAAGTGGCCGGATGCGATGTAGACGATGCGCTTCCACTCGCCGTCTTCTAGGGAATATTCCTCACACAGAAGGAGGCGACGGCGCTTCGTGTTGATCCAGCCCATACCTTGATCGCCGCGATCCTCGAACGTCTCCGAGAACATCGTCTCCCCGCTCGGGTTCATCGGGTCGCCAATTTCGGCAATGCGATCGGCCCAGCGCTGGCGGATCATGTCGGCGTCGACCCACTTCGCAATGCCCATGTAGCGCGCGTCGAGGAAGTCATGGCGCCGACTGTACGGGTCCGCGTAGAATTCCTCCCAGCGGATCTGGGTCGGAGTCGGGGTATCGTCGTCCATTTCAACGATCACCGCGCCGCAGCCCTCGATGAAGTGATTTTCGCCTACATCGATCTTGATGCTAGAGAAGTCGCACTTGTCGGCCGCGAACCGTAGAACCTTGGTCACCACATCGGCGCTGTCTTGGTCGTTCGGGTTGCGCGGGTATGCCTGCGGGTCGCTGCGGGCCTGCTCCAGCACACCAAGGATGCCGTTGACAGCAGGACGCACGCGGTTGGTGTAGATCGCTGGCTGGGCCCTCAGGCGAAGCGTGTTGCGCACATCGCTGTTGAGCTGACCTGGCCCGTCGTAATATTCCCGTGCCGTCCGCGACTTCTTGCGTCGGCCCTTGGGATCGGATCGCGCTTCCTCAGCCCTCCGACGTAGCTCCTCGATCTTGGGCGGCGTGCCCTTGATGTACTCGGGCAGCGTTTCGGTTTCGCCCGTCAAGGCGATGCCGTCGCGGTTTTCATCGCCAAGGCGGGGGAGGGTTTCAGGCATAGCGGGGAGAATTGTCCCCTGCGTCAAGCCTGCGCGCTAGGACTTAAGGTAGCCCTGAAACCCCGATACCTTGTTCATCGCCATCAGCGTTCCGCGCAAAGCCTCATTTTTTGCCCTCTGCATATCCTGCAAAGTGAAGGGTGGCACCCAGACCGAAGGAGTTCGTCGCCAAGGCGCGTACCACAAACGTTTGCCTACCCGCCAATGCCCAGGAATGTCACCGATCATCACCGCTCTCCAATTCACCAAGAGCGGCTTCCAGCTTGGCGATGATCTCTCGCACCTGCTCAGCATCCTGCCACACGAAATCCAACGGGTCGCCGGGGCTGCTGATCAACACGCCGCCACGCTCAGGTTTAGCTTGGAACCATTCAGTGCTCATGTCTCATCCTGCCATATGCGAATAGCGCGTGCTAGTGCCCACTTGTGTCCGATAACATTCCTTCTCGGACATAGAATCACCCCCATGCTGACGCCGCGTTGTTGTTCGGTTTCGGGCGATAGTCGCCTGGCTTGGGGTTCAATGCCGTTGCGATGTTCTTGACGATTGCCGGGTGCATTTCATCTAAAGCGCGCCCGATCATAGAACCGGTGTCGACATCATCATCATGCTTGCCGGCTGGAAACATCAGATACTCGCTGATGTCTGCTCCCTGCTCAAACAACACCTTGCCCATTGCTGCCCGCGCCTGGAATCCTCTCGCGCGTGTCGGCTTGTCGGTAATCGACGGCATCCACTCCAATCGACAGAACACCTTGCGCTCGATCATGCGGCGCCTCAGCATCGGCTCGATCGCCTTCTGGATCACGCCAGCCTCACCGAACCAAGCGAGCGGCTTCCATGCCACCATCAGATCAAGCTTGCGGTCAATCCAGACGTCGGAGGTGGATTGCCCGCGCCAGCCTGCAACGCGGTAGATCGTGCCGTCTTTATCGATCCCCCAGATGCGGTGGACGGTGTAATCCCCCCCGCCATCGGTCACAGCGTAATCGCTGGTGCCGTAAAAATTCACCGGAGGCAGTTCGGTCCACTCGCGGAACCAATCGCGCTGGAAGTACGTGCCTTCATCAGGCTGCGGCTGCTGCTGGTAGAGCGCCGACCACTCGCGCTGCCCGATCGTGTCCTTGATCCGCTTGAGCGCCGGCACATCGTACCATTCGGGCCACAGCGCGAAGCCATCTGCATTGATCGCAGGCAGGTCTAGCACAGTCCACTGCCCGCCATCCTCAACCTTGCCCTCATGCTCAATCAGGCGCCCAGCGAGGTCGTCTTCATGCCAGCGCGTCTGGATCAGCACGACCGCACCGCCTGGCATAAGGCGGGTGTACAGCGTCGATCGGTACCAGTCCCACACCAACTCGCGTCGGCGCTCGCTGTCAGCCTCCTCGCGGTCTTTAAACGGGTCATCGATCAGCGCTATGTCTGCCCCGCGCCCGGTGACTGCCGTGCCGACGCCCGCTGCCACATACGTCCCACCGCGGTTCGTGTTCATACGGTTCGCAGCCTGGCTATCGGCTGCGAGGGTGACGCTCGGGAACACTTGCCCAAACTCAGGGCTCGCGACGATGTTGCGCACATTGCGGCCGAAGTCCGATGCGAGGTCGCTGTTGTAGCTCGCTGCAATGATCTGACGTTTCGGGTTGCGCCCCAAGCACCATGCCGGGAAGCGCTTCGATGCCAGCTCGGACTTGCCGTGGCGAGGCGGCATGAAAATCATCAGCCGGTCAATCTCGCCGCGCTCTACTGCCTCCAGCTTCTCGGCAATGCGCTGGTGGTGGCCCGCCGGCACATAGATCGAATTAGTGTACTCAGTGAACGCGAGGAGCCGACGTCGCGCCAGTTGCTTCCGCAGCGTCTCCAGCTCGGCGATCGAGGAAAGGAGCAACTGCCGCTGTGAGGCGCTGGATACGCTCGGCAAGCTCGTCATCCGTCATCTCGCTTGTGTCGTCGGTGATGTTCAGGTTCACGTCCTTGGGGAGAAGGCTGGCGATCACCTTCACGTAAACGTCGGGCTTCTCCTCGCGGCAGGACTTGATGGCGGCGACACCGTGGTTGTTGAAGTCCTCGTGCAGCGCCTCAATGAACGCCTCACCCAGCTTGTTGCGCGCACCTTTGGGGCGTCCAGGATTACCGGGGCCGAAGCGATGCGGCGCGCCGGCTTCGACAAACCGTTCTAGGCCCGTAGTTTCGGGGTCAGCCATACAGCACCCATGCAACTGCTCCGACGCTGACAAGGCGGATTGCCCAGATCACTGCAACCGATGCACGGGCCTGCCCGACGTAGCCGTAATCAGCGAACGCTGCGTAGATCTCCCTGTCAGCCTTAAGCATCACCAGTCCCCATATCCGCCCGAGGCGATGCAGCGCCCCAGGTCGAACCCATCATTAAGATCCTCGATCTGCTCCTGCCGTTCCCAGCGAACGCGAACGCGTTTCTTCACAGCAGTGCGGACGGGTTTAGGCATAGTGGGGCGATTGTACCTTGCCCCTATGACTTGCCGCCACCGTTCGATTGTAGCGCCTCCTACGTTGAAGCGCTTGCGAAGCTTTAGGTTACCTTCAATGCTCGCATACTTTGCGAACTCTGGCGGGACCGGTAGCGATGGCCTCGGCATTATGCCTTGTCCCCCTGCTTGGTTGTTGCCTGCTGTTCGGCGTTCGGATCGATCCACCTGCGCCCGAAGTGGATCCAGCCGTTCGCGCGGAGCCATGCGGTGCCTTGGTCTTTGGTCTTCATGCGGTAGGGGCCGGATTGGCGCGCGGCGGTTTTGCATGAAACCTACCGCACGATGCCGGGCGCAAAGGGCCGAACTTGCAAACGTGCCACGGGGGACAGCCGATGCTCCGGCTCCCCGACGATGTGTAGTTGCTACAGCCCCAGCAATCGTTCCCGCTCACAGCTTGTTCCCAGCGATCGGGGCACGGCGCATACGAAAGACGACGACACGGCTGTTGCGGCGCTCGCCCTCATTGAGCGCGGCGCCCTCGCCATTGTCTTTACTGATTGCGACCTGCATTTCGTGGATGAGACCACAGTCGCAGCACTGCATCAGGTAGCCGGGCAGCGGGTGGATCCACTCTGACCAACCATCCTCACCAACGGCGACGGGCGAGCATCGAACTGGCTCATCGGGCAGGCCCATCTCGTCATCCATAGCCGTCATCGCGGCTAACGCTTGCTGCCGTGATGTCGGCACATTGCGGTGAAAGTCGGTCGTGCCGTCTGCGTTGCAGTTAATTGCCATCATCGTTCTCCTGCTGGTGGGGTTGCTGCGATCGGCCAGACCGTCGTGCCAAGATGCCGGTACAGCGTGGTGCGGATGCAGCTCAGCGTGATACGCATCGACCTTGCCGCCTCACCTCGCGTTGCTCCTGCTTCAGATTGGGCGCGCAGTTGCTCGAACGTGGTCATTGCTCGGGGCTCCTGTGATGGACGGGCGGACATCAAAACGGCACGTCGTCATCGAGGTCGTCACCGAAGCCGCCCCCGCCAAATCCACCTGTGTTGCCGGCTGGTGCGCTGCGCTGTGCCGCGGGGGCGTTGTCACCGCCGCTCGGGCCGTCGAGCATCGTCAGCACGCTGTTGAAGCCCTGCAGCACGATCTCGGTCGAGTATTTGTCCTGGCCGTGCGCGTCCTGCCATTTGCGGGTCTGCAGCGCGCCCTCGATATAGACCTTAGAGCCCTTGCGCAGATACTTTTCCGCAACGTTGGCGAGGCCTTCGTTAAAGATCGCGACCGAATGCCATTCGGTCTTTTCCTTGCGCTCGCCCGACATCTTGTCCTTCCAGGACTCAGACGTCGCGATGCGCAGGTTGACGACCTTGCCGCCGTTCTGGAACGCCTTGCTCTCGGGGTCGCGGCCTAGATTGCCAACGATGATTACCTTGTTGACCGATGCAGCCATGTTCAATTTCCTTGCTTGGGGTGCGGGTCAGTCCGCTTTCCAGAATTGTGCGATGTCCCAATCGTTGCCGGTGAGCGTCCACCGAAGCTGGTCGACCCGGTACGCGTGCTGAGCGGCGCGTCCGTTGGCCCAGATGACGTTGACCTTGGTGTCGAACTGCCACTTGGTCGGCGAAAAACCGGGGTTGTCGAAGCGGGCCACATCAATGGCTCAATTCTTCAATGCGACTGTTGCGATGGTCGAACTTGACCGTCTGCACTCCGCACTCGCCGGGAAGTCCCATGCGAACCTTGACGACTGCCAAGCTGGCTTCGTTGAGTGTCTTGTCGGGGCGGTGATAGACGATCCCGTAATCCGCCTTGTTTGACCAATTGGCGCTATCGCTGATGTCGTAGAGGCTGGGCATGGTATTCGTGCCCTTCACCGGCTTGGTGGGATGGGCGACGATCCAGAACGCCACGTTGTAGCGGCGGGCGAACGACTTCACCTTGCGGATAGCGCGGCCGACATACTCGGTGCCGGACTCGTCCCGGTTCCGCTTGTGCTCAATCTCGTTCCATGGATCCAGGATTACGATCTTGGCGCCGTCGCGCATGACACTGATGCGGGCCGTATCAAGAAACGCGTCGATGTCTAGCTCGAGGTCTTCGTCCAGCGCGTTCGAGATGACCTTGATGTGCTTCTCAATCGACGCGTAGGCATCGGCACGCTGCGGGTGGGCGAAGAACTCACGGTCGGCGCACCCGATCAGCGCCTTGGCAATGCCGTCGCGCAGGATCGGCTTGGGTGCCGTCTCGAAGCTCGCGACGCAGCAGGTGACGCCACGTGCGACTGCATGACCAAGCACCGTGTTGATCACGGTCGACTTACCCATGTTCGCGTAGCCTGTGAACACCGTCAGGGTGCCGAGCACGACCTCGATATGCCCGTCCATGCACTTAATACCGGTCGACATACCCTGCACCGGAGGTGCGTCGGGAAAGTCCTCCATGCTGTAGAGGCCTTTGACCGGGAACGGCCGCGCACTGTCGATGACACGAACGACCGCGTCCTGGCCGTAAGCGAGCAAGACCTCGTTCAGATCCTTGCAGCCCTCCGGGTAGGTGACGAACCGACACCGTTCAGCGCCGAGGATCGAGGCAAGGTCATGCGCCAGTGCAAGGCCAGGCGTATCGCCGTCCACTGCCAGCACAAATGTGGAAACCCGCTCAAGCTGCGCCTTGCTTTCCCAAAGGTAGGCGTAGGCGTTCCCGGTGAACGGGTCACCGCCCGTTGCGCTCGTTCCGTTCGGCACCGATACGGTTGCAGCAAAGCCGCACTGCATCGCCACCATGGCGTCAAACTCGCCCTCAGTGATGATAACCGATGCCTTGCCCGACACGACCTGCGGCAACCGCAAAGCGGCTTCGTTCCACAGGCAGAGCTTGCCGCCCTTGTCCATGCGATGCGATTTTTCCGAAGTGAGCCGATACTTGCGGTTCACCAACTGACCGTCCTGCCGGTATGGGAAGCAAAGCCAGTTTCCGCGGTCGTCCCGCGTTGTCGTAACTTCCAGACCCTCCGCAATATCCGATCGGATGCCGCGTTGGTCGAGCCATTCCTTGTGACGATCGTGCAGCACCGTTACCTCCTGAAAATCCGCAATTGTGGCAGTGCCAAACCAGTCCGCCGTCGACGGCCGAAACCGAGAGGCAAGGGTCCTTCTTGTGCTTCCGCTTGTGCGAGCACTCCGGGCAGGTTTGCTTGCCCGTCTTTGGGGGAATCCAGTCGCTCACAGCGGCACCGCCGGCTGGCGCTGGGCCACCTGTTTCATTTGCCGGAAACAACCCTCGATGAAGGGAATCTTTTGAACCGGGCGCTCAAGCTGAGCGCGGGTGATTGCCTGCGCCGTAACCTGCTTGGTGTTGTCCCGGCTCCACTTGCCGATCAGGGCCCCAGGGTTCTTGGTTTCGTCCGCCAAATAGGACTTTGCCGACGACCAGAACTCGCTGTCGCTGTCAGGATTTGGAGCTGAGCGCGGCTGCTCGGGGAAAAGCGAAACAACGCCGTTAGCTTTAGCTAACGTAACTTCTGTCTCTGTCTCTGTCTCTGGTGAGTTACCGCAACGTTCCTGTAACGTTACATCGCTGTTACCAGATACCTTCCGCTTGTTACGATGCGCCGCTACACGCTCGTTACTACGATCGGATTTAAACTGGCGCTTTGACCATGTCGTAACGCGCTCACCGTCGATGCGTCCTGCATCCGTAAGGGCATCCAAGACGGACACGACCACACTGGCCTTGCAGCGCAGGAACCGTGCGATCTCATCGGCATCGACCTCGTAGCGCGCATCGTCGTCGATCTCGGCTGCGCTCTCGAGCACAGCGCCCCAGATCCAGACGACGCGCTCGATTGATTGCTTCGACTTAATCGAAACGCGGACGAGCTTATCGTCGCGGACCATGCCGGCATAATGGCGGAACCAGCGGCTCATTCGACCCTCGCTGCGATGTCAGCCATGATGGGCTTGATGATGTCGCCGATGGCGCGAGCCTCACCGGCATAAGGTCCGTCGATCGTGACGACCGCGCCCTCGATGCTCTGGTCGCGCTCGACAAGGATGCGCTCGATGTAGCGATCGTTAGGCATGTCGAGGGTGTCGACGAGCAGATCCTCAACCGCCTTGATCCGGTTGCTGATGTCGCCGCGGTAATTGAGCCCCAGGCGGATGCTCAGCGCGACCGGCTTGTGCACCGATGGCGAGCCCATCGCAGCGTACTGCGAGCCAAGCGTATCGGCTGCGGCTATCTTCCACGCCTTGAATTCGCGTGATGGGATGCGGCGCCCGTTAAAGGTCGCGTACATGTTGTTGACGCTTGGCGGCATGGGGAGGTCGAAAGTCATGCCCGACGCTCCAGAACGACACCGCCCTCGATGAAGCGGATACCAGCGTTGAACAGCGCGTTGGCGACCAGCCGGACCTCAGGGGTTTCCCGGCCAGCCTCAGCAAAGTGCGTCGTGTTGCTGGCGACGCCCGCGTAATGATCCAGCGTGGCCTGCTTCCACCCTAGGAGCGCGCGTGCGGCCCGGATTTGGCGCGGTTGCGGGTTCATGCCACCACCTCGCAGCGATCATGCGCAAGCTGTGCGTAGCCTGCGATGTCGATCCAAGAATCCCGGTGGTTCGGGTCGCCGTTCAGCAGCCGAGCCATCTTGGCGCAGAACATGAACATGGCGTATTGCTTGTCGGGTGACAGCCGATCAAAGGCTGGCGTGGCCTGAACAAGCCCGAACAGGTCCATCGCGATCGCGGCCCCGTCACGGAACTCGCCGTAAGATGCGCCGCGATCGGCTAGTGTTGCCTCGACGCTCATGCCCGCCACCCCAGCGGAGTGATGTCGCACTCGCGGACCTCACGGCGCAGCTCGCAGAGCATGGCGGTGCGGCGGTCAGCAGCGTTCTTAAGCGCGATGGAACCAAGGACGCGCGCGGCTTCCGATGGTGTCGGCGTAGGACGGAACGGCCACATTATGCTGCCCTCACGATCTTGCGCAGCAGCTCGTCGAGAGCGTCGCGAGCCTGCTCGATGGTGGCGCGATTGGCGCGGACCTCGACGGCGGTGATCTCGTCGTCATCCTCAAGCGCAACAGACAACGCGAGGGCAGCGCGAAGCACCTTGGAATGACGGGTGCGATCGGCGTCCGACACCGGTCGGGTATCATGGCACAGACGGTCTAGCGCGCCATCAAAGCGGCCGTTCCACTCACGACGGGCGCGGGCATATGCCACCATCCCCATCTCAGCAGACCCGGCGCAATACTTAGCGGCCTGATCCTCGCTCTTGCCGATGATCGCCGCGATATCAGCGAAGGTCAGCTTATCATCACGGCGGATCGCGCTCAGTGCGGTGCCGACTTCATCCAAAACGGTTGAAGCGGAAAACACAGGTGTATTCCCGCTCCGATTGCTGCGGTTGCTCACTTAAAAGCCTCCTCATGAATTGTATGGAAATGACCGATCGCCCCAGCCTGCGACTGGACGCCCCGCAGGACTTCCGGGTCGCCTGCGCACGCCTCATGCTCATCTGGTTCTGGGCTTCTTGGGATGAGACAGCCGAGGATGAAGCCCGCCGCGATGCTCAGCAGAGTCCACGCCGACAGAAAGATGATGGCGGTCTGCGCGCTCATGCTGCGGCTGCCGATGAGGTAGAGGGTTTGCGGTCGGACGGTCTGGCAGCAAGCTCGATGAGGCGCTCAAGAGTAAGCGGCACACCGAGCTTTTCGGCCAGTTCTACAACTGCGATAAAACGCCAGCCTGGAATGGAGTCCCGAAGCGACCAGGTGTTGACGGTCGAAACCGGGTTATTTAGCGCGCGCGCTACTGAGGTTGTGCCGCCCAACGACCGGATAATCTCGGAAAACGTGTCAAGCGACGGCGCCTTGAGCGCAATCGGCGTTGACTGCATAACGCGACGCACCTCGGGGCAGTCGGCAAACCATTCCCCGCGTATGCGATGCTCGCGGAGCGTAGCATGAAGAGCGGACTCAAGATCGCGCTGCCCGGGAAACGTGTGCAACACCACCAACTGTTCGGGGTTGCCGGTCTGCAGCATGGCAATGCGCTTGGATACGTCGAGCGCGGTGCCGATTTTTATGGGCCCGCCGGTCTCGGCCTGTATGAAATAAACTACGCTCATGCTGCCACCGACGAGGCGGAGGACTTACGTGATGCGGGGCGCGAGCTAACGGGCATGATCCCGGTGCGGATTGGTTCGAGGAAATCCTCAGGCGGCACAACGCCATGATCGATCGCAAAACGAGCGACGGCGACACGTTGGGAGAAGGGGATGCCGTAGTTGCGCCAGTTGTAAAGGCGCTGCGGGGTTACGGGAAAACCGTCTCGGACGACCTTAAGACCGATCGCTTCCAAGAACTCATTGTGTTCGTGCCTGTTTGCCATGACCACGAAATACACGCAGCGTGGACTATATGCAAGCCCCATCGTTGATTGAGAAACACGTCTCTGCGCTTTTCATGGCGCGTATGACTGAAATGCATGATCGCATCCGCCGTCGCATGGACGATTTGAGGCTTACCCAGCGCGAGGTTGCCAAGGCGACGGGTCTTAGTACCCAACGCCTCGGCAATTATGTGCAGGGCACGCGTAAGCCTGATATCGATACGCTGCCAAAGATTGCGCGCGCCCTCAGCGTCACGACAGATTGGCTTCTGGGTATTAGTGAAACCGGACCGGTTGATATCTCACCAGTCGTTCAAAGGCTTCTAGAGCTGGACGGTCTGGCACTGGATCGCGCGGGGGCGATAGCTTCTGCCGTTCAAGAAGCTCTACGTATTTTGACAGCTCTGCCAGACGAAGGCGACGCTGTGATGCGGTCTCGGCTGGCGGCGCAAGCTGCCTGGCAAGCGCGAGGCGGTTCAAGGCTAAGCTAATCACACTCTCTACAGTCATTCCTTTTGGTCCCCATGTCCGGAACGAATCACGAACTTAGGTTAGGTTAGGCCCTTTCAGTAGGAAAGGTACAAAAGTTACGTCCAAAAAATACACGCTCCGTTGTTGACTGTATCAACGCGGCGTGTATATATGGCTCCAACAGGCAGCGAATAGATCGCACCTGATTGGAGGCTTTCATGGCAACCGAGAATCTTACTCCGCTGCGCCGCGCTCGCATTCAGCACGCGGTTCTGACGTGCCTTGATCACGGATACATCAACAAGGCTGTCGGCGTTGAGCGCCTTTGCGCCCGCCTCGGTGTTTCACCCGCTCACGCGTGGGCGATTGTCGACGGCGAGGATTACACGGTTCCTGCTTCGGCGTTCGCAGCATGACCGCTTGCAACATTCCCCCCGCAGGCTGGTCTTGCACACGCGTCGCCGGACATGACGGTCCATGTGCGGCGGTAGCCAAACCCCCCAGCATGGCAGGCTGGGCAAGTCCCACGCTTGGCCGGGCATACGTCGAGATCGACAAGCTCCGGACGAATCTCGCTCAGAATAGTGAAAGCGGGATAGACGAAAGCCTGCGTCGGGCGCTTGAGTCGATCGAAACCGCTGACTGCGAATTGATGGGGATGGTGGCATGAACGCCCCGGTCCGCATCACCGCTGCGAACGACGCACGCTTCGACCTTCCGATGTCGGTAGTAACGCGTGCAGCGCTCGCGCTTCCCCCTCTCCAGCAGATCGAGCTTATGCGGCTCCTGACTGGTGAGTTCACGTGGTCACTCGGCGCCGACGAGGTAGACCGCGGGATCGACATGATCCTGGTCGACTTCCGCGATGGTGCTGAGGCTGCTCGGGTGGTCGGTTACGACGCTCTGACGCGTGGTGACGTAGCATGAGCGCGCCCCTCACCGGGCTTACCCGCGAGATCGCGGAGGCTATCAGTGCGGCTAACCGTCGCGTGGCATCCGAGCAGCGCCGCGACATCACCGTTGCCGAGATGGCTGAGGCTGTCGCTGCAATGCTTGCCCGCCGTGAAGGCGCACAGGTGCAAGCATGAACGCCTTTAGCCCCATCCCCTTCACCAACCCGGATAGCCTGATCGATACGGCTGCACAGATAGCGACGTTGAACGCGTGCCGTGCTGCTTCCGAGCAAAGCTATCGGGAAGAGCGGGATCTGATGAACGCGTTTTTCGACCGCAAACGCGACGCCGCGCTGATCGCCGCAGGGCTGATCGATGCCCCTGTCGCTCGCACTCAGGAGAGCTTCTGATGGGTCTACACCTACATTCATCTGCCCTCGAGGCATGGCTGACAGAGCCGGATGACGAATATGATCCAATCGCCAACGTCGATTTCCCGCGCGATACGAAGAACGCACGCAAGCTGAACCGAGACCGCATCCTGTTCGAGATGCGCAAGGTAATTATGCACCGCGGCCCCTTCCGGACCGAGCGCGGCTTCACCTTCGATCTATCGCCTCGGATGCGCGCGGTTGAGTTGAACAGCACGCGATACGAACGGATCAATCTCGTCATCGGAACGGACTCAGCAGTGCGCCGAGCCGACCTGATCCGGTCGTGGCGGTACAAACTTGCGCGCGCTCGCGAGTGCCAGCCAGCGCCCCTTCCTCGCACTCAGGATCTCACGACATGCTGATGCTCAAGAACCCACTGATGTTTACGACCACGCACGACAGGATCGTTGCGGGCGACGCGAAGAAGCTTGGCGAGCAGGCCCAGCTTATCGCGAAGCTGACCGCCGAGCGCGACGAGTGCAAGTCGACCGCGGGCAAGGTGTTCGCCGCCAACCTCAAGCTGGCTTGCGAAATCAAGCAGCTCGAAGACGATCTTATGGCGATGGCTTGGGATCAGCGCGATGCCGAAAAGCGCATCGCTGGTCTCGAAACCCGTCTCGCCCCCTTCATCGCAGAACGCCCTCGCGATGAAAAGGGATTGTTCCTCTCGACTAAGGGAGCGCAGGCATGATCCCCGCATCGGTCAAGGCGGCGACCCGCGCCCGCCCTTTCATCCCCAGCGCAGAAACCCTCGCGTTCCCTGCCCCCTCTCCCTTTCCTCTCCGCTGCTTTGACGGTCGGACATGGGCTGAGCGTGCGGCTGACATGAAGAAGGATAAGGCAGCATGAACCGTGATAAGCTCGCCGTTGCCGTCGCCGAGGCTGAACGTTTCCTCAAGCGCGCTAAGGCATTGCCTAAGCCAGTCACCCGCAAGTTCTACGGCGCAGATGCAGGCTCATACATCGACAATAGCTTTCCACCAAAGAACGGTGGCGAGATCCGTCGCGCCAGCATGGACCTGACCCGCGCGCTCTCTGATCTCCGGAAGCCGACGTCATGATCTGCGTCACCCTCATAGCCGCTCAGATGTACATCGACCGCGTAAACCCCTCCGCTAGCCTGGCGGAAGCAAACGCAGCGATGCAGCCGTGCGAGCGTATCGCCGATTACTGCCGCACCCACGATCGCGCGCAGTTCCGCAACGCCAGCGCCCGGATGATCACCCGTAACGGTCGCGTGGTCGAGGCTTGGCCGCGGTCCAAGATCGTATCCGCTGGTCCTGTTTCCTCTCGTTTGGGAGTTCTGTCGTGACGGATACCATCACCGCGCCCGGCCTGACCGGTTTGCGCGCTCCATTCCCCCCGCACCAGATCAGCCGTTTGCCGAAGCCGACGAAGTCGCAGACCGACAAGGTCAAGGCCGACTTCAAGCAGGGTATTCGCTGCCAGATTTGTGGCACGTGGCATCACCCCGACGTGGTGCATCTCGATTATGTCGGGCACGCCGCGCTGACCAATCGCTTACTCGACGTCGATCCTAGCTGGTCGTGGGAGCCTGTGCCAGATCCTGCTGCGCATGGCTTCCCTGTCGTCCCAGGCGGCATGTGGATCAAGCTGACGGTCGAAGGCGTCAGTCGCTATGGCTTCGGCTGCGCAGACGGCAAATCGGGCGGCGATGCGATTAAGGAAGTGATCGGCGACGCGCTTCGCAATGCCGCGATGCGCTTCGGTGCCGCGCTTGATCTATGGCACAAGGGCGATCTGCATGTGGATGATGTGGAGGAGGCCGCGCCCGTTGAGCAGACCCGTCCGGTCGTGATCGATGACCACCAGCGCGCACACCTAATGACGCTTGCTGAGCAGGCGGGCGCGGACATGAAGGGCTTTTGCGAGTTCTTCGAGATCACCGCCCTGCCCGCGCTGCCGGCCGCGCGGTTCCAGCAGGCTAAGACGCTGCTCGAAAAGAAGCTAGCCGCCAAAAAGCCGCCTGCGAACGACCTCGACACCAACATCCCATTCGAGGATGCACGCAATGGGTAACGAACGCGCTATCATCGGGCATAATCAGGCACCCGACCCCATCGACACCGCGCTAGCCCCGTTCGGCGATACGCTGGAGGAAGTCGCGCTGTGGCTCGACGGACTGCTGGTCGAGAACGAAGGCCAGCTCGCGGCTACCGACAAGCTGCTCAAGGACCTGAAAGCCGCGCGCAAGGCGGTCGATACTGCGCGCGACGACGTGACGAAGCCGCTTCACGAAATGTGGAAGGCTGAAATCGCGCGTTGGAAGCCGACCCAGGACGACCTGGACCGACAGGTGAAGTGTCTCGTTGCCGCGCAGTCGCCCTATAAGACCAAGCTGGCAGCAGAGAAGGAGGCGGCGCGTGTTGCCGCACAGGCCGCAGCCGACGCCAAAGCCGAGGAAGCGCGCCAAGCCCACCTCGCGGCGAACGCGGCCAGCTTGGAGGACCAGCGCAAGGCCGATGACATGCTGCGCGAAGCCGAGCAGGCCCGCAAGGTCGCTGCTCGCGCTGGCAAGGACACGGTCGCCGGGATGCGGACGGTTCAGGTCTTCGAGATCGAGAGCCACAAGCAGGCCCTGACGTGGATCGCCACGCACGACCGCGACGCACTGACGGCGTTTATCGAGGACTACGTGCGCCGTAGCTTCAAGACCGGCCCGATCGATGGCGTGAAGGTCCGCAGCGAAAAGGTCGCGTTCTAGTGAACCTGCGTCGCACTCCCATGAAGCCGTATCGCCGCAAGGCTACGACTGCGGCTGAGCGTCGGCACTTGGACCGGGTCGCCGCCATGCCGTGCCTCGTGTGCGAAAGCCCCGCAACGGTGCACCACGTCACCAGCGATGGCTATCAGCGGCTGACACGGACGCATGAGCGCGTCGTGCCGCTGTGTCCCCGGCATCACATGTACCAGTTCGGCGCGCACGAAAGCGTCGAGGCTCTGGGCCATGCCGGGTTCACTGAGGCTTACGGGATCGACCTTCTCGAACGCGCCAAGCAGATTTGGGAGAGCGGGATATGAACGGCCAGACGATCCGCGTCGCAGCGAAAAACTGCGCGCATTGCAATGCTACTTTCGAGCGAGATAAGCGCAACACGTGGGCTTATTGGGAAAAGGCCAAATATTGCTCGCAGGCCTGCGCTGGCTTCGCGCAGACGGCGCTTGCCAATGCGTCTCGGGCATCTGTCGAGGTGGAATTTGCCCGGTGGTTCACGCAAGGCGATGGCTGTTGGGAGTGGCAGGGCGCACGAGACAGGAACGGCTATGGCGCTTTTTCTTACGCTTGCGTCACCCGCCGCGCACATGTGGTGGCGCTTGAGCTGGATGGTCGACCAGCGGGTCGCGGGCAGCATGCCTGCCACACATGCGATAACCCCGCCTGTGTACGCCCCAGCCATCTCTACCCAGGCACGCCGCAGCAAAATGTTGACGATGCTGTGGCACGTCGCAGGCACCAGCACGGCGAGCGTCATTACGCCGCGAAACTAACGCCTGACGCAGTCCGGATTATCCGAGCTTCCAATTTAGCGAGTCCTGCTCTTGCCGCTCAGTTTGGCGTCACCAGAACCGCGATCGACATGGCTCGTAGTGGGCGCACTTGGAAGAGCGTGGCATGAACGGCCAGACAGTTCGCTTAGTCGGCGACACGCAGCGTGCATTCGCGCACCGGCTAATCGACAAGGCACCGCAGGGCGCGGTCCTCAATATTCGCGAGGCGAGCCGTTCAACGCAGCAGAATGCTTTGCTGTGGGCTCTCATCTCGGACGTTTCGCGTGCGAAGCCTGAGGGGCGGACACATACCGCTGAGACGTGGAAGTGCCTGTTCATGGCAGCGTGCGGCCATGCCGTGCAGTTTGAAGTCGGTTTGAATGGCCAGCCTTTCCCGATCGGCTTCCGGTCCTCGCGCCTAAACAAGCAGCAGATGGGCGATCTAATCGAATGCATCCAGGAATACGGCGCGCGCCACGGTGTTCGCTGGTCTGAAAACCCGCACATGGAGCAAGCCGCATGACCGACAACACACAACAGCAAGGCGGATTGCTCGCCGTCGAGGTGGCGTTGCAATCTATCATCGACCTCAACAATGACGGCGAGGGAGCCCGCAGCTTCGTTGCGCAACGCGGGTGCATCGCTCGCATGAAGGCTATCGCTCGCGACGGCATGAACGCGTTGCGCCTCGCCTCTGTATCATCCGCGAGTGCAGAGATTGACGCGCTTCGGCATAAGCTGTGGATGGTCGCGTGTCATGCCACTGGCGGGGGCATTCCCGAGATCGAGGGTATCGAACGCAGCACGAACGACATTTGCGTGCAGATCACGGCCTTCCGGAACAAGATGTATCAGGCTGGCAAAGACGCCGCCTCCCCCGAACCTGTACCCGCGACCAATCAGGCGGGAGAGGTGGAGCGGGAAGCGATTGCGATCAGTGCAGATGATCGAGAAGACGCGCGGAAATATATTGCCGGTCGCTGCGACGCCGCTGAA